ATAGTGAAGGTTTGATTAGCATCGCTAGATAGTTGTTTTGTGCCAAAGCTAAAACCATCAGTAATTAGTTCAAGGTTAGTGTTAGTACTGGTTCCCCATGTACCGTCCTCATCACCTGTAGTAATCTCTTTTAATCGTAGATTGTTTACATAAGTTGCCATAATTTAGTCCTATGCTGCTGTGTCTATGTCTACCCAGTTAGGGGTTTGTGAACTGTCTACTCCAACCCAGTTCGGTGTTTGTGAAGTATTTATTACAGTCCATCCCGATCTTGTTACTGTTCCTATCTGTCCTGTCCCAACAACCCCTATAGGGATAATATTTGCACTGCTCGTAGTTGTTGCGTTTCCTACTGACCCTGTGCCTAATACACCTATTACTTCAAAGCTTACAGTGGGTGCTACAGTTCCTATTGCTCCAGTGCCGCCTACTCCGGTCACTGCTACGTTTCTATCGTATGCAGGAGTTACCGTTCCTATTGCGCCTGTAGCTGCTACTCCTGTGACATCAACTACAGTACCTATACTAAAAGTAACTGTACCTATGGAGCCTGTTCCGAAGACTCCTGTTGGGATATTAAACTCATCTACCCCTACTGTGAAGTCTCCTATTAAACCTGTACCTGATACTCCTGTTAAATCAAAAGATGCGACACTGCTAACTGTTCCTACTGCGCCTGTGGCTGCTACGCCGGTAAGGTTAACACGGCCTGTATACTCTAGGACTACCGTTCCTATTGCACCTGTAGCTGCAACACCAGTAGGGATGGTAATGTTTCCATAAGCAAAAGTTACTGTGCCTACTTCACCTGTACCTACGGCAGAGATGCCATTAGCACCCCAGCCTTCCTCGCCCCATCCACGAGCGCCCCATGTTGCACCTAGATGTAAAACTTTAGAGGCTTCTCCACCCCATCCGTTAAACCCCCAAGGACGTTGACCCCATCCGCTCATGGCACTTCCCTACTTAGGCAATACGGATAATAGCTGCCGCAGCACTAGCAGTTGGGAACTGTATCTGGAAATCACCGGAACTTACTGTCTGGTCACCACCAAAGCTAAGTACCGCACAAGCAGAGTTAGAATCACCTGTGTCATAAATCAAAGCACCTGATGTAGTGAAACTAGAAGAAGTCCACGTTAAAGCACTAAAGTTAGTGATCGCCGTTGTACCATCCGCTACAGGAGTGACAGAGGTAAGTAATTTACCTTGTTGAGTATACCCTGTCGCAGTGGGTAACTCGTCACTACCCATCTGAGAATAGTTAGTAGTCGCCGCGCCAAATGTGCCACTACCTGAAGCAGTAGCTTTGAAAAGCGCCATTTTAAAACGGTTACTTGCCCCAGTGAAGTTATGTAAACCCTTCAACAACTCGACTTTGAAGGATGTGGGCATTGCAGTTGTGATTGTAATTGCCATGTTAGACCTCTAGTAGTTTCACTAATTCTGGATGCCCAGCATCTCGAAAACGGTTGATTAATGTGGTGTTGTGAGAAGCCACCGCCTGACGTAAATAGTTAACCATTACGGCTCTGATGTCATCTCTAAATGCTTCTGCTTGCGCCTGTAACACAGGGTGTGAGTTATTCCCTATGGAAATAACCTCGTTTATCGCATGTTCAGCCAGCTCTTCGGGGGTAAATCCGCGCCCTGAAACTGCTGAAGTTGTTGCTATTCCTACTTCTACTCCACCTACTGCACTTAACATAAGTTATCCTATTTAACTGGTACGCGAATAACGCCGTTACGATAAGCGTCAGTTTCTAATTTGCCATCACCTAAGTTCTTTAATAGTAACATAGCTTGTGCATATAGCTTTTCATACAACGCTACCATATCAGCTTCACCCTTCTGGAACCGTATGGCGTTAACCAAAGCCCCATTTAATAGAGCTGAATCAAACTGATCGCCTAACCACGTAGTGCCAGCGGTAACAATACTGGTAGGATATTTACCGTAATGCAACTCAGCAACATACGTAACATTAGGCGTTGGTCCTACAATAAAACTAGTCTGGCTAAATATGCCGTAGTGCTGTGGTCGTCCTTGTGTAGCTGCAACAGGGTAAGCTTCTCGTATAAAGCTAGGGTCTTTGTTAATTAAATAGTGATACTCCGCACTAGTAGGGTCTATAACCGCTAGAGAGTACACATACAACATACCTGTAGGCATCGTAAGATACTGATTACCGCCGGTTATATTACCCGTTTGGTTTGCACGTAACGCAGGAAGATCAACAGTAGAGAAAATTATTTGCTCTGCTTGCTCAGTAAACATAGCCAACTGATCGTCCGTAAACGTCTGTTCGCACACATCCTGTATGTTTGCTTTAAGTTCGGTGTAATTCACCTAAAACTCCCTACGCCATTGGCCCACGAGCCATAGTACCTTTGGTTGCTGCACCTGTACCACGTATCTTTATGCCGCTTGTCTTAACAGTACCAGAGGATTGCTCTGGTGAATTAACAGTAGTGCCGGGATCGTATTCCTTTATTCCGGGCATCTTGTGTATCTTCATTCCTTTTTCTTTAGCCATTGTGTTATTCCTCTATGTTATAACTATTGTTACTAACCCTACATGCCCAAACGCAAAGAGTGGGTCTACTGGCTGTAATCTCGCTCGACTTGCAGGATAACCTGTAAAGTCTGGTCTTGGGTCTCGTAAAGCTTGTGGATCATTTACTGGGAATGTCCCTAGCATCAACTGTGGTTGGTCAGGGTTCCAGCATTCGGGGCAAGCTTTAATACCCGTAACAACTGCTTTTATTACTAACGGCTTTAACTGCCTTAGCCTATACTGAAACCCACATACGTCGCACTCTGCTAACGCATTTTGGCCTGATGCAAATCTTTCGCTCATCGTTATCTAGGTCCGTACAAGCGAGGTATAAGCATTTCAGAACTCTTTTCCCTATCCTCCCCCGCTGCCAATGTATACTGCTCGTCATACTGCGCTTTAAGCATTTCTAGCCGTACCATGCCTTCGGGTATCTTAGTAGCTAAGTAGTAGGCTAATCCTGATACAAGCGCGGGAAAGAAACGAAAGGGCATATCGGCTGTGTTAACGCCTGTTCCTGCATCATCAATACGTTTAAGCCGGTAGTATCTAATGATGTAATAAGGTTGAAGCGCCGTACCCCTATCAGGCACAGGCCACAATGTAATTGTTGGGTTATCTGTCTTACGGTCAACCCACGCTTGAATAGGGCGACCTTGAGTTAATTTATTAGGAATCGAAGAGTAGTTGTCTACACTAATACGCGATAGGTTTAAATCAGTCTGAGTGACTGTATTGCCTTGGTTAGTGCGAATAACTTGTTCTATTAAATCAATCGTATTGGCAGGGAGATCGTAAGTAGAGGTACCTTGGACAAGGTTGACAAAACCTTCTTCTATAGTCCACATATTAACGCCACGATTGGCCCACTCAATAGTCAGTAGATTCATAGAACGACGCGCTGTGCGTAGATCATAACCAGAGTGTAGCTCCCTACCAGCACGTTCAAACGCTTCTTCAGCGATCTCTGTGAACTCCATGTTAAATGTAGTAGTGCCAGATGTAGCCATTATTTCTTTTTCCTTTTTAACGGAGTCACTCTTTTAGGTTTACCCGCTGGCTGACCTAAACGTTTCTTCTGCGCTACACGAGACTTCTTCTCTGCCGCTGTCATTTCACCTGATGTCTTGGGTGTTTTGCTAGAAACTCGTTTACTAGGACGACAGTAAGGTGTTCCTCGTTTATCTCCTTTCTTGCGCCCACAGGCTTTACCTGTCTTTACGTCCTTCCAGTCTTCTTTGAACCAACGCTTTAAGGCTGCGCCTTTGGCAGTTTTACGAACGGCCACTGGCTTTCTTCTTCCTACACTTAGCGATAGCACCAGAGGCATAAGCGGAAGGGAAGACTTTATATTGCTTCTTCACCTTCCGATAGCAAGCATCCTTTACAGACCCCCCGCCGTTAAGAGCTACGGGTCTTTTAGCTTTGTCTATTATTCCCATACCTTTACAGGGCATCATAATAGCTTACTCGTCCTCAGACTCTTCTACAGCTTCTTCTGCTGCTTCTTCTACTACTTCTTCTTCCACGTCATCAATTTCTACACCAAACATCTTACCCATAATATTTCTCCTTAGTTAAACCATTTTACCGCGAGTGTGACCTTTCCTAGCAATACCGTCAGCACGGCTGGAAGCACTGCTTTTACTTTTACTTTTACCAACCTTACCGCCTTTTTTCATCATAGTAGAAGCGCCAGAATACGCACCTCTGCCCATAGATTTTTCCATGCCTTTGCTTTCATTTCTGCGAGAGGTCATGCTTTGAGAATTTGAACCATTCCTAGCACCCATAGACTCGTCTAGTCGGTCATTGTATCCCTGCGTTTTACCGCCGTCCCTATACCCTTTAACCTTACCACCCATGTTCATGCCAGCCATTTTATTCTTTTCAAAAGCTTCTTCTCGACCAATACGGCGCGTTTCATCCCGCAAGTTTTCCATAGTTCTTCTATCTTTTCTCATGTTAGGCATACCGCCCTCCTTAAAGGTTTTTCCTTTATCTGCTTTAGCAAAATCTTTACCTACACTTTGTGGAACCCCAGCTTTCTTGGCAAACTTAGGGTTATTAGCTACCGCTGCCATAAAATTTGCTTGCTTTTTCGTCTTACTAGGCACTAACACTTCCACCGTTTTCTTGCTTGACGCAGCCTAGAATTAGGGTCTTTAGCTGCTTTTGGAAATTTTTTCATCTGACCCGCAGAACGTGCACAGAACGATTTACGCCGCTTTGCGTCCTTGCTACCCTTCTTCACTTCCCCCGTAACGGCTGTCTTAAGTTTAGAGCCAGGGTTGTCCCTACGATATTTAGCCACACCCTTCTTAGTCATACCTGCACCAGACTTAGTTGGACGCTTCTGACCACCTTTAATGGTGTGGCCTTTCATAGTCCCCTTTTTCTTAGGCGCTGGCATACGATTTAGTCACTGTAACAATAAAAGAGTACGCATCTCCTGCTGCTGGGCTTATTGTAGTAGCTACAATATCACCTGTGTTACCTGCTGTTCCGAAAGTTCCGGGGTTAGGAATACCAAAGTCAGTAAAGTCATACTGCTCTGTCCAATCCGCTGGAAGCGTAAAGATATTAATATCAGTAGTCGCATCAAATGCCAAGATAACAGCCACTCCTGTACTTGCATAAGTAACAGCTTGCACAGTAGCGGAGATGCAAGCTTGCCCAGTAACAGGGTCGGGCGCAAGAGAAGACACATCAACTATTACAGAAGTAGCAACGTCAGTATTACCTACCGCTACGTTACCTCTAATAATAGCTGTGCGACCACCATCCTGTATGATTTGCGTCGTTAATGTATCAGCCATAAGTTACTCCCTATAGTTTGTATTAAGCACTAAATGGAGTAGCAGCAGCGCCGCCAGCCGCACCAAAAGAAACGCCTCTAACAAACCAAAAACCACCCAAAACGCAAGTGAAGCTTAAGTCTGTGTCTATGTCACCACCTGTAGTACCACCGTTAAAGGTAAGCGTAGTGTCTCCTGCTGTTGCAATGAACGTTTTAGTTAGACCAGCAGCATCTACTTGCTGAACGTAACCTGTAAATACATCGTTTCCAGAAGGCTTGATAACTAAGTTATTAGCTAAGTCTCTAGCCATGACAAAAGTAATATTAGCGCCCAGATTGTTTTGCTGATTAGGGTCGGTAGCGTCAGTTTGAGCTACTGAAAGCACTGGAGGGAGAGTAATCTGCCCTGCACCTGCTGCGTTGTCTGAGTTGTAGACGTTAGCAACCCCAGCGTATCCGGGTAGTATAGCCCCTGTAGGGTTACCAGCCGCATCGACTGCGGGAGTGGGGAACAAGCGAAGTACTGTAGTTGTATTGTTCGCGTTGAATTGTTGCTGCGCTCCAGCTCCTGCGGGTACGAAACCTGCTAACGAGCGAACTGGACCTGAGAATGTGGTTCTAGCCATTTTAGATTCCTCACATGCGAGTGTAGCAACTCTGTCTGCATGTAGTCCTTCGGGGAAGGTCAGAGTTGCGGGTTAGCCCCGATTTAAAAGAGTATATAACACTTATTTATAGTATGTACAAATAAAAAACCCGCACTAAGGCGGGTTAAAATACGACAAGGGAGTGAGAAACTCTTTGTACCAGGATTAACACTTATAAGTCAAACAAAGAAAAGGGAGCCGAAGCTCCCTAGTCTAATCACCTGTTGCTTATGTAGCGCCCGGTGAACCGAAAACACCCAGTGGGTCAGATACGCCGAAGCTGTATCGCTCACGAGCCTTATATCGGCTGTTCCCTGTGTCGAAGTCTGCATCCATAGATGTACTCATCGGAGTACGGACGAAGTGCTTCAATCCATTAGGAACGTCAGTCATCAAGAACCACGCATTACCGTCAGTGAGGTAGTTATTAACTGTATAACCCTCTGGCACTGTACCGTTGTTGCGGATTGCGTTGATGTCGTTATCAGCAGTGCCAACTCTTAACTCAGTATTCATCATACGTGTAGCAACGAATTGCAACGCAGGTGGAATAACAAGCTTACGAGGTTTGGCTGCGATCAAAAGACCACGCTCATCAGTCCAACCAGCGATCTGGATAACGGCGGCTTCTAAAGAAGTCTCGTTTAAATCCGTACCAACAGCAGGAGTATTTGAGTTTACACCGCCAGAAACTAGCGGGTGAGCTGCCGAAAACAAAGTCTGGCCGTCACCATAAGTGGGTCCGCCAGCAAAACCAGTGTTGAGAATAGTCGCACCTTTAACTTGCTTGGTGTAAGCCATTGCTCTAGCTAGTGCCTTTGTATAACGCGCTGAAAGCGAATCGTATAGGTTGTCCTCAATAGCCTCTTCGGTTAGTGAGAAACCCATAGCAATCGTCTCATTGACGTATCGGGCTGTGTAAGTCTCTTGTGCATTGTCATAAGAAATAGCGGAGCCTTCGTTTTTAACGGGGGCAGCACCAAAACCTGACAACTTAACTTCTTCTTCAAAGGAACGGTCAGAACTCTCTGTTTCAAAGATTTCTTTAGTTTCCTCACCATATCGTGCGTACTCAAGGCCAAACAGGGCATTCAAACCCGGTAGTAGTTCCTTGAGGAGTTGCGCTCGTGAAATAGCCATTAGTCAATCTCCTTAAGCCGTACCGGTCGGGTTAGTGTATGAATGCGCTACTGGATTGAACTTTACAATCACATCTGTAAACGCGTCTCCAACAGCACTGCCCGGAGCGTTAACAAAGTCAACAATACGGAAAGCAATGCCACTAGTAGATGCTACTGTAGCGTCTAGCGCAACATTCGAGTTACCAGTAAGAGTACTACCAGTAGTTGTCGATTGTACGTTAGCCAAAGGTGCATTTCGACCAAGGGCAGCTTGCGCTACCGCTCCATCAGCTTGCATTTGGAATGCTACGTTAGGGTCATCTACGATAAACGCCAAAGCATCATTAGCCACTTGGTTAGCGGGCCATGACTGACGGTTAACAAAACCCATAGTCGCATCTGTATAAGAACAGCCCATAAACACGCCAACAGTACCAGCGGGGAATGGATCGGCTGCGGAACCTATATCCGTCATCAGTTGAATAGTACCGTCAGCAGCGATTACGACTACAGAGCCGTAAAAGATGTTGGTAGCAAAACCTGACGCTATAGGCAGCTTGCGAGTGGCTCCCGCGTAGGGAGTACCGCTCACCTCGTTTATAGGCCGTAGCCCATAGGGGGTAGCTGTAGTAGCCATTTAAATCTCCTAATATTATCCTTTACCGAAAGTAACCTTAGTAGACCTTTCATTAAACATAGGCATTCTAGGGTCAGACTCTCGCATTAAGTTATTGTCTACAGAACGTATTTGAGCATCGTTAGTATCTTTATAATACTGGTTCCGTTCTTCAACAAGTTCTTTGGGTGCTTTACATAGCATTAGACCGCCCATAACGATGTTATCCTTAAAGCGATCATTTTCAATACTGACCAACTGAATCTCAGGGTGGTCTGTAGCTTTGCAAGGCTCCCAACCTTCTCTTAACTTTGAAGAAACATTAGTCGGATCGGCCTGACCATTAGTGCTCACACGAACCCAGTGAAAAGTCCATCCGTCTTGCGGGAGTGGGGCAGGTAAAAGCTCTGGCCTTGTCCACGCTGTCTTACGGGTTTTCTTCTCTCTCGTTTGTAGTTCACGATCTACTCTATTGTCAGTCATCAGTTTTGTTTCCTCATTAATTCAGCAACCTGTTGGGCGTAGTCAGCTAGAGATACTCCTAGTTTGTTGGCTAAAGCTATCTGTGTTTGCGTTAACCTAATCTTCTTAGGCGCTGTGCTCCGCGTAGCGGGGGCAACCACATTACTTTGCTTTCTCTTTGGTTCCTCTGGTTCGTCTTCGATACTTTCATCAAACTGGTCAGGAAAGACCTGACGCATACGAGAATTAATCTTCTCGTAGTATTCATCCGATTGAGGGTCAGTTCCCTCTTTCGTAAGTTTAGTGTGCAATCCCAATGCAAATGCCGTCATTTCGTCATCTGAACCAAACCAGGGGTTACCATCGCGCCATGCTTCGGCCTTCTCGTCACGCGGTACTTGCGGCTGGGGTGCAGTTACTTCGTTTTGTACAGCAGTTTGTTCTTGTTGTAAAGCCTCAGTTTCTCTAGGCTTTAGCCCTTGAACTTTATCCATTCGTATTTGAGCAGTATTCAACGCTGTTTGTGCTTCAAGAATAGCGTCAGGTTCGCCAGTTTCATAGGCTTGCTTATATTGCGCCTTAGCCATTGCAAGCTCGCCATCTACTTGTTTTTTAGCTGACTCAATTAACGTATTATGATTCTGGTTAGCTGATCCTTTAAGCTTTTGGTTTTCATTAACTAACTGTTGAGCATAGGCAATAGCTTCTTCTTTCTCACGTAGAGCTTGTTCTTTAATACGTCGCTCATCGTGATAGCCCTTACTAAAGTGCTGTATGCGCTTCTTTACTTTTTCAGAGTAATTTTCCAACTCTTCATTAGTTACTTCTTCAGGGGGATCTGAGGGCTTCCTATTGCGATCCGCAGCAGGGGTGTCGTCTACTACTTCAACTTCCACCTCACCATCTTTTATTACGTTTTCTTTCTGCCCAGGTTTTTGAAGCTCTTCTCGCCCTACAGCCCCCTCTACCTCTACATCAGGAGTTGTTTCTTCAGAAGTTACTTCTACTTCAGCAGCAGCGTCAATTTTATCTGGGTCTGGAAATTCAAACTCTACTTGTTGCATTGGCATAACTTATTCCTCACGCACGAGCGATAGCTCTCGGATTAGCGACAACCGCTTCAATAGAATCGTCGTTCATCAAACGATACTCTTGGTTGCCTATTTTGAACCGTGTTCCGGTGTTAGCTCGGAACATTACGTAGTCCCCAACCTTACACCACGGTCCGTTTGTGAATCGTTCTTTGTCGCTGTAAGCCTCGTCGCCCATATCTACTACAGCTCCAATAGTAGAAAGAATGTACTCTTCGTGCATTGTCTTGGCGGCTTTAACTATACCGTTAGAGAACTTTTCTTCTACATTAGGGAGAGCTATAAGCACTCGGTAACCTACAGGTTTCGGGATGTACGCATCCATTTCTTCCTCGGATATTTCCACCTCCTCTATCTTTTCTTGTCGCTTCTTCTCAAGAGCCGTCATTTCAGTCATCGGTTTCTTCCATATAGTTACGCGAGAGGTCATTTATTTCACGTAGCGCGGTGTCCAGACCCCGAAGCACACCACACACTTCTTTATACGCGGCATAGTCTTTAGCTGCACCGGATCGTACAAATTCTTCGCTAGACCGTTTATGGTCTGTAAGTTTATCTGTTAGCACGTCAAAGACGGTTTTAGCCATTAAATTTATCTCCCTAAATCGTCTAGGGCAGCAAGCGCGTTTGCTAGGTTTAGCGCTGCTTGAGAGGACTTCATAGCTTCGTTAGGCTCCTCTACTGCGGCATCATGGCAAAGGCAGTACATAGCTCTTAATGCTTCGAGATGTACATCTCTAAGCGAGTATTCTTGCCCATCATTTATATTCTTGGGATCACGTCGTACATCTCTCATAGGGTTCTAACTCCTGTAAATCAACCATCGGCGTATTTTCTAATTGTTCGTTGAGGCGCAACGCTATTGCGTCTATTCTTTCTTCCACCTCATCGGTGAAATAGGGATTGAGGTCTTTTCCCTTAATGTTCCCCAGCCGCATTTGACGGCTGTAATGTTTTTGAAAAGCAATCGTATCTTGCAAGTAATCAATGTCAGCAACGCTAATCCTTGTAATTACTTGTTTTTTAAAATGCTCTTCTTCATCGAGTGGTCTGTTCATATTATCTGTTACCTCTTAGCTTTCTTTTTTGCCGTAGCGGATAACTCTTTTAAATGGAATAGCTTCACACTACCTTTAGTATGGGCTTTCCCACTGTGCAAAGTGCCATCAGACATCTTGTGTGTATTGCCTTTAAACAAAGTTCCGTCTCTTTTGTAATGATTAACACCTTTCATATTATCTATCCTCTCGGTCATCACGTAGGGCTTCATCTCTATCTCGTTCTGCTTCGGCTCTCGTTCGTTGTGTCTCTACTTCGGTCTTAGTCATAGTAAGCAGTGTCTTAGCGGCATCTATATCAGCTTTTTGATCCGCTTGATTTACTGTTGCGTCTATTCTTGCTGCTTCGTTAGTCGCAGAAATAATTGCTTTTTGCTTATCAAGGTCTAATCGCTCTTGGTCTATCGCTAAGTCTCCTGCATCCTTAGTTGCTTTGCGTTGTAACTCACCTTGCTTAAGCTGTAGCTCTGCTTGTTTCATTTGGAACACAGGGTCTTGTGCTTGCTGTTGTGCCTGTTGCTGGGCCGCTTGCTGTTGTTTCTGTTGTGTTAGTTGTATTGCAGCCTGAGACATAGTTTGTGCCAATAAATTAGCCGCTTCTTCAGGTAGTTCTTCGCCCGGTGGTGGTAGTGCTACACCTAACTTCTGTTCCATCTGCTGCCTATATAAGAAGGCCATGTGCTCGGCAATGTGCGCTCTAAGGGCAGCAACAATCTGTTGACCCATAGGGTTTTGCCCAATAAGTGCTGCAATCTGTGGATCAGCAAGGAAGGCTTCGTGTGCAGTAATGTGCGCCTGATGATCTTGGAAGATAAAAGCTTTTATAGGTTTGCCTACCAGTGCGTCCATATTTTCGCTGACTGGATCTATTGGGTTAATATCCTCATCAGTGGGTACTAACTTGTCTGCGTTCTTGATCCCTAGCACTTCGATCATCTGACGGTGCAACTGGGGTAGATCGTAGATTTGTGGGGTGGCCTGTGCCATCTGCAACACGGTTTGGTATTGCACAACTCGTTGTGCCATCGTGCTGCTATTGGGGTCGCTGACAGGAATTACTTCCACCGTGGCATAGTCCGCTTGGCGGGCGCGGGGTGTACCACGATCAGGCTCATAACCGTACTCTAAGGGCGCATATTCAGCCATAATCGCTCTAAGAAGCTTAAATTCCTGCTTCATCGCGTAATGGACGCGGGATTGTACCGCTGCCATCGGCTTCAATGTACGCTCAAGTAGAGCTAATGTTGTTCCAACTGGCGCATTTGCGCTCATATCGGAGATGTTCATGTCAGAGATCGCTCCAAGACGGCGACCTTCCTCTGTGATCTTGTCTAATAGCGCAAGTAACGTCTGACTTGGCTCTTTATAGGGTAATGGTAGGATATTATCCCGTATTGACCCGCTCGGTACGTCCACATCCCTGAATTCACCCGGCCCTATGGGGGTATCACCCGTTGTAACGCGCATTCCACGCGATTTT